ACCCCTCAGAAAGACAACATCACTCTGCCAATTTCCCCACGCACCGATGTACTTTAACGAATAGTTGCAAATTGTATATACAAATATATAAATACTACATTGGCATTATGCACAAATATATATAATGCAAATTTGTGTAGTTTTATATGCTCTATTATGATATACTATTGGAGTAGCAAGAAAGGGGTCTCTTATATGAATGTAACATTTTGTAGATATATTTATGGACTTGATATTGAAACAAGTACTATTGGATATGATTTATATAATAATTTATGTATTCAACATAATAATGAGTGGTATATTAAAAAGAATATGCAACATATTGAATCAGATGATATAATTAAAAAATGTTCATTTATGTATTCTTTCTGCGTAAGCTGTATTGATAGTATTACAGGGGAATACAAAAAACTCAAATTTGGTAGAACTTATGAAGAACTCGATAATTATTTATATGAATTAAATACGTATATGGAAGATAGCGAACTAACTGGACTTGTATACATTCATAATCTTTCTTATGAATATAGTTTTTTTTGTAATAATTTGGAGTTTTTTAAATCAGATACAAGATTAAACAACAAGGGTTATATGTTTTTGGAGAAAAATAAACCTCTATATTATCAATGTCATAGTTTACAGTTTAGATGCTCGTATTTGCTTTTAAATAAGTCAATTAAAACTTTAGGTAAAGAGTTGAATCTACCTAAGTTAGATTATGATTACACTAAATTAAGAACACCTTTAACACATATGGAACTGGAAGAGATTGATTATAATTATCGTGATGTAGAGATTATGCTTAAATCCGTGTATAGTTTAATTAAAAAGAATCCTTACATCACGAATTTGGAAAGTATTCCATTCACTAAGACTGGAATAATGCGCTTTAACTGTGAACAGAATCCTGATATTAATGTATCAGAATATTATACTAATGAACACGGAGAAAAGAAAAAGGGGAATTTATCCAAATTAAATAAATTTTTATGCAAATTGGAAAACGCAAAAAGCAAAGAGCAACTTGAATTTTGGGAAAAACTTTTTCAAGGTGGATTAGTATATTCTAATCCTAAATATATTGGTCAGGTTAACCACAATTTGGGTAGTTTTGATTTTTCGAGCGATTATCCTTTTCAGATGTTAACAAGAATTTTTCCAAGTCAATTTATTGAATATGAGGGAGACAAAGTTAAAAAGTTAAATCAATGTATGTATAAATCCACACATTTAAATTACATTCGACCGAAGCCTTTTAGGAATATGTTTAACGCGATTATTATCATATCAGATATAAAGGCTAAGTTTGATTTTCAACCCATAGGCACAAGCAAGATTGACGAATTAGACAATCCGTTAAAAAATATGTACAACTGTAGAATAATTAATGGTAAAATTTTAGAAATTCAACCCAAAATAAGAATGTATGTAACTTGCATAGATTACTTAACATTATCATTATTTTATAACTTTAAACTTGTTGATGTAGAATATTTGGAAACAGCAACAAGATACAAAGCTACTAACGAATTTAAATTAAATAGTGTCGAATATAATGGAAGAAAAAAAGCAGAATATAAAGTATATAATTCGTTATTGGAAAACGCTGTAGAATACAAACAATATAGCAAAGAAGAGATACAGGAGGATTTTTTTAGAAAGATGGTAAACTCTGAAAAAGATTTATACGCACAAAAAACAACTGCAAAGCAAATTTATCAAAATGTAAAAGCTGACCTTAATGCACTTTATGGTGATAACGCACAACATTTATTAAGAGATAAAATCTCTTATGATAATACAAGTTGGGAATATATCGAAGAATCAAGTGATTTTGAAAACGATTATAAAAATAAACAACATAAAACATCTTATATTTATGGTCTATATGTTCCTCAGTATGCTAGAGCTTCAATATTATATATAGCCTATATATTCTTAATCAATGGAATAGATGTATATTACATTGATACCGATAGTATTAAGGTTAAATATAGTGCTTTTGTGCAGGCGTTGGTTGATGAATTTAATAAATTACAACTTGAATCACTAGGCAAGTACAAATATTTAGGATTCGGTGTTTTAGAACACGAGTTTACCGCGACCAAGTTTACATCTTTGGGAACAAAATCATATATATTTACTAAGGTTGAAAAAGGCAAAGAACTGCTACATGCTACTATCTCAGGATTACCTAACGCCACTATGCTATTCAATCGAATTTATGATTATTACGATAAATCTTTTGAAGAAATGGTAGAAAGCTGTTATCATTATGGCACTATATTTGATAAAAAAATAGCAAACAGATTAGCAAGTACATATAAATTCGAAAGATATAATTTACAAATTGACGATTATGAAGAATCTGTAGTTAGTGGCGTAGTCCTCGAATCTGTTGACGTAACTATGCGAGATTTTAACACTAAAACTTGGGGAATATATGCTAAGTTAATTTGTAATTTATACGATAAAAACTCTGATTTATTTACAACTAAAACTATAATTACATTGGATAATAACAAAGAATTATATATAGAATAGAAAGGAGTTTAAAAAATGAATAAAAATAACAAATTATATCCAGATGTTACACAGTCAACAAGTACTAGATATTTAAAAAAGACAGGGTCAAACGAATGGTTTGACCGACGTTCAGGACAGCTTTTTTATAAGCAAAAAGGTAAACTTATGATTAAGATTGATGAACAGGAAAGAAAAGCACATAGGCAGTTAATGGATAAGCTACGACGTGAAGAAAAAAAATGGGGATTATCAACTAAGTCAGAGAGAGAAACAGAAGCAAAGCTATGGAAAGAATATACTAACGCTGTTAGAAAATTTAACAAAGGTGAGATAAAGCGAGCGTCAACTGTATCAAGAAGAAGAAGAGCGTTCGAAAGTAAACAGTCTGACCAATATAGATATTGGCATCAACCGTCTGAAAAATTAGAAAAAATGCAACAGGATAAAAGGAAAGTAATGCTAATGAGAATTTCTGGAAAACATAACGTAAAAAATACCGAATATTATAATGAGTTGATAAGATTAATTTCTGAATATTCAAAATTAGACCCCGATATAGTCGAAAGTTTACTTTTTCCAAAAGCAATCGAAGAAGAAACTAAATATCAAAAAATTAAAGATAAAATTGACAAGGGATATTATAGCTTTTTAGACGCTTTAGATGAACAGCCTATAAGTCAATCAGACAAGGAATATGCAGAACAGATAGCAGATTTAGGAATCAAGAGGTTAAATAATTATGATTAAAAAAGCAAATTTAAAAAAAGCGTTAGACGAACTCAACGAATTTAAGAAATCAAAAAATAAAAAATTCAACTACTACAGCTATGATAATGCGAAAAAAAATTATAATTTTGATATATTTTTTTCGTTGGGAACTCGAACAACAGGAAAGTCCACAGCAACACAAAGGGATATTGTTTTGCAAGATTTTTATGACAAGGGAACACAATTTGTTAAATTATGTCGATATAAAGATGATTTAAAGGCACTTCATCAAGCTAATTGGTGGACTGAGTTTATAGTGAAAACTCTACATAAATATGATATACACATAGAATATAAAGGTAATACATATTATATAAATGAGTATGACGCTTATTTAGATGATGAACGGAACTTCAACAGAAGGGACTTTATTAAATCGGCACAGATACTTGGCTATGTAATTCCTGTAATGCGACAGCAGAGTTATAAATCAATAAACTATGAAAATGTGAGCAATATAATATTTGACGAGTTCGCTTTAACTTCAAGTTATTCCTACGAGATTGACGAAGCCGACCACTTTAAATCCTTGCTAGCTACCATAGTTAGACTTCGTAATGATGTTCACGTTTATTTTATTGGAAACATATTAAGTCCAATAAATCCATACTTTACCTTGTTTGGGATAAATGCTTTCGGATTGGAAGAGGGTCATATTTATACTTATATGGCGAGTGGGGAGTATGAGAATCCTGCTGTAATTGGTGTCGAATATGGCGAAAGAATTACTAAAAATATTAATGATATTCCGAAGCTATTAAGAATCAAAGGCAACGAACAGGTTACAGGCTTGGAATTTTTCGAACTTCCCAGTGAGGTAATATCAAGTAATGATTGGATACTGCAAGTATTAGATGATATAGACTTATTTAGAGAACACTATCAGCCTTTATATAGAATAGTAATATCTGTAGATGATACAAGAACGTTTAAAAAAGTAGGTAATGAATATAAATTCGATTCATACGAGTTCAACATCATACAAGATATATATAATAGTAGATTATACTTTGTTAGGTCTGACCGTTTTACTGACTATGGACTATCAATCGACTTGGGAGAAGATTTACCAAAGTATAAATTATGCGATACAGATATTCGCAATCATAATCCTATATTAGATTTAGCCTTATTAAAAAATCAACCTATTATATATGGCGATATTGATACATATAAATTATTGAATGAGAGAGGTTTTAAATATGGAAGAAAGTTATAAAAAATTAGAACAATTCAGACTTGCTATTTTGGGGAAAAAACAACCCAAACAAAGAAAAAAGAAAAAAGAAAAAATTAAATTTTGTTTTAATTCCCAGTTGACAAAGAAGTAAGTAGTATGCTAGTGTAATATTATCTTAAGAGAAAGGAGCTACAGAATATGCTATATTATGGATTGGCTGTTTTTTCAGGAATCATAATTGATGTTATTACAGGAGTTATTTTTGCAATACTTACGAAGTCACTAAATTCTACAAAAATGCGACAGGGCGGACTTCATAAGATTGCCGAAGTCATAGCTGTTATTTTTTCAGCCTATGCAGAGCACTCAATGGATATGTTGGATATCAATGTTGGATTTTCAATTTTCAAACTTGTATGTGCATATCTTATAATTATGGAGTGCATTTCAATAATTGAAAATTTGGGTAAAATGAACCCTAACGTTTTTCCTAAAAAAATCAGCAAGTTTTTTGAAAAAATAAGAAAGGAGATTGATGTAGAATGAAAATTCACGATTTAGCAAACAAACAATTTGAATCTATTGATGAAATTACAACAGACCTTGCAGAATCGATAATTGAGATTGACGAAGTTGTAAAGGAAAAAGAAAAATTAGAAAAAGAAAAAGAAGAATTACAGGAATCAGTTAATAGCTTAAAGGCAAAAAATTTGGAGTTATTGGCAATGATACCAGTTGTAGTTGATAATTCTAAAGAAGAATCAGAAACAACAGAAGAAATAAAAATCGAAGACATTTATTATTAAAGAAAGGAAGTATAAAAATGGATTTAATTAAAATTGCAAACTATATAAGGCAGAATGCTAGTGCAGATTATCAGAAGAGAGTTACAGAATTGCAGGACGGTGACCCGATTGTTACATTATCAAATCCGATTTTACAATATTCAACTGTAAAGAATGAATTTGCTAAAGGTCTTATTAATGTTATCGGGGAAACCATTATTAATAGAATTGCTAAATTCGAAAATCCACTTGCTAAATTTAAGAGAGGGGGGAAGGGATTAGGAATTGATACAAGAGAAATCGCTAAGGGTTTAGTTAGCGGATTTAATTATGAATTTACAACAGACGGAGTTGCTAAGATGTTCAAACTCTATCCACAGGAATACGCTGAATGCTTCCATAGACTTAACCGACAAAGAGTTTTTCCTTTAACTTTCTCTGAAAAAGAGCTTAAATTAGCTTTACAGTCTTGGGACGATTTGGAAAAATTTGTTAACGACTTAACAGAAACATTATATCAATCTAATTATCAAGAAGAGTATGAACTTATGTTACAGCTCATTCAGTCAGCAGTGCAGAACGACGGAATTAAAACAATCGTGATTAAGGAAGTTACTGACCAGTCGACGGGCAATGACTTCATTGAAGTAGTTAAGGATATTGCAAGTTCATTTAATTTTAGAAATGCAAGCAACTCACCTTGGGGAGCTAAAAATCCTACTACTAAGATTTTACCAGTTTGTTCTAAAGATGATACAGCCTTGATATTACCATATAAGATTAAGAATAAATTATCTGTATCAACTTTAGCAAGTGCCTTTAACAAGGATGAATTAGCGTTCAACGTTGATAATGTTACAGAGGTTGACGGCTTGGGATATATTAAAACAGGCGAAACAGGTTCAGAAAAGTATTATGCGATTGACGCTGTAATTTGCGATAAGAACTTTTTTAGGGTAATTGATGACCCTGATAATGAAGTAAATGGTAATGACTTACCGACAGCACGTGCTTATAATAGATATTTACATATTTGGCAGACACTTAGCACTTCTCCTTTCTTCTGCGTAAATGCTTTAGTTCACGAAGTTAAGAAGTCCGACGTTCCAGTTGATTACTTCAATAACCTTATTGAAAGAAATGCAGTAGTAGCTACAGAATAAAAAAATATAAGGTAGTAGGATTTTTTTTCCTACTACCTAAAATCTTAAAGAGAGGAGAAGATATAATGAACAGACTTTTGCCTTTTATGTTTAGTCAAAATTTATCTGTTGATAATGCATTATCAACCCAACAGATAATTCATCAGTTAATAACTAAGATGAATGAAGTGACTGAATATGTATCGAACTGGGAAAGCGATTATCAGGGATATGTCAATAAAAAAATATCTGAACTGTCAACTGAAATCGAAGCTAAATTAAAAACTTTAGATAATGATTTAACTCGATACATTAATGAAGCTATTACAAACGAAAGAAATTATGTCAATACTATTAATACTAACTTACAGTCACAAATTGACGAGTTAGGTAGATTATTTCAAAGATTATTAAACGAAGCTAAAGCCGAACTTAAAACGCTAATTAGCGATACAAGTAAAAGTGACAGAGATTACACTGACAAGCAAATATTAGCTGTTAAAACTCTAATAGCAGAATTAAATCAGAAGTTAGAAGAATTAGCAAGTAAAAGTATTGCAAGCTTTTCGCCTGTGGACGGAAATCTAAAAACTAACGAGGAATGTATGCGAGATATAATGCGAATCGTTCAAAAATCAGGATTCAGCTTTACTTGGGAAGATATTGCAGAAATAAAAAGTAGATTACATTTATATAATTATAATTCACTTACTGGGGCTTCAAAGCTAAATTGGAATGAATATAATTTTATTATATCCGCACTTCCTGAATACAGTAACACTTATAAAGGTGGATGGAGTGGAAAGTACATAGCTAACTTCGTTAATATCAGACCAGACACTGACGGAGCAGGAATGTATGTATCATTTAATAGTGCCGATTTTGGAGAAATTACAGTAAATGGAAAACCTGCGGACATTAAAATTGAGGGTGCTGGAATTTTGTTTAAATTGACAAACTTCACTGATGTTTACAATGATGTTACGATTAACAACGGAGCGGGAGAGTTTCAGTCTAATCTTTTTGTATATAATAAGAATGGCGTTGATAACTCATTTAGTGCCATAGCTTACAATCTCGACTGGGATTCAATCGAGTATGCGACACAACATCATACTGCTAACGATTTAGGAAGCTATGCAGGATTAGAATTTACTATGGATAGCATACTTTTTAACATTAATAACATTTTGTATTCACAGTATAGACTTTTTAGGCGAGGTTATAATAAAGAGGACGAATCATCATATTTTTATTATAATTCTTTACCTGAAAAATTAAGGGAAGCAATTAATTTGAATAGCTTTAATAAAGTTCAAACATTTTTTAAAGATTAGAAAAGGAGAAAGAAAATGGCAGAGACAAAAAATTTAAAATTATATCTATGGGAGGGAACAGATTATCCGAATTATGGAACTCCCAACGCAAACTATAATAAGATAGATTCAGCGTTTGGAACTATATCGGCACAGGTTACAGAACACACTAGTGATATTGAAACTATTAATAGTAATGTCGATACTATTAATGGTAAATTAGTTACATACGATAATCAAATTAAGGACTTATATGTAGCTGACGCCACACTTGTAAAGAAAATTACAAAAAATGAAACGGACATTGAAAACAATAAAACTGACATATCAGTTTTAAAAAATCGAGTAACAAAAATTGAAAATGATTCTAATTTATTAAGATATTATCAGATTACCGATAGCGGACTTACTTATCAGACTAAAAAGCATAAAAAATACAAAGCTACAGCTACTTTAACAAGAAATACGGGAACTGATAATAATAACTTTGCTATTGATTCTGTTACTATAGCCGATAGAAAAGTTATTAATAATATTCACGGTGATATTTATGTAAATATTCCTAAATCAGAGATATCAAATTATGATTCTGATTTTAAAATTAATATTATTAGTTCATTATTTAGTTCTAACGTAATAATAGATGCTCCTTATGGACTGTTTTTTGCGGATTCAACATCTGACGATTCAAACTATAAATTACACTTTATATTTGATAGTACATATCTTTCTCAATTTGAACTGTCAATCGGAGCTAATACTATGAACATAGAATTTTATTTTGAAATTTTACAGTAAAAAAAATCAGGCTACTACTTCAAATAGTAGTAGCCTATTAATTTATAGAAAGGAAAAATTAAAAATATGAAAATAAATGACCTTTTGTTTTTTGTTCTTCAACCTACTAACGGAACAGAGCAAGCTCTATACGATAAAGAGCTTTGGAAATATATTTGGTATGGCGTATTATCCAACATATTGACAGGAATTTTCGATTATGAAAATGTTAATAGTGTATTGAGACGAAGAATCGACCAAAGTTTTTTTAATTCAGCTTACGTATGTGCTTTTAAGGATTCCACCGATAATTTAATTGTTGCTCCTGCAAATCCTACTGGCAGGTTAAACGCTTGGAATGAATACAGTACTTTTATGGCGATAATGCCCGACGGAACTGAAAAGCAAGTCACTAAAGAGAATGCAGTAATTGGATATAATTATAATATTACAAGCGTTAGTGATAGCGTACTAGCTTGGCAGTATGCCCAGTGCATTGCAGAACTTAAAGTAAGCATTGACAACGCTATCATATTAAGTAGAAAGTCAGCGTTGTTAGAAGTTCCAGACAAAAACAGCCTTAACGAAGTTCTAACCCAGTTCAATAATCATACAGTTGGCAATCCTGTAACTGTATCGCTGAACAGACCCGACACCAACTTTAAGACTCTGAGCTTCTCAACTCCTGAAACAATTAGTAGTTATTATGACGGACTTAGGGACGTTTTAAATGAGTTTCTAACAGTAACAGGACTATCAAGTTTAGTCAATCCAAATAAAAAAGAACGTTTAATCACTAGCGAAATTAGTAGCAACGACGATATTAAGAATACTTTACTTTCTAACAGGATTCAGAACAGAAAAGAGTTTATTGCAAATGTTAATGAGAAGTTTGGCACAGATTGGGAAGTTGATGTCGATAGTAAGATTATAGACACTGTTAATGGTATCTTTGATTTTGAGAGAGGAGCTGAAACGAATGTACAAGAATAATCCGAATTATACTTTGAAATTAATTGACCTTGTTAATATGTATGATACAAAATTCAATTACGAAAGTGTATATGAAAAAGTTAAAAATTTTTTAGATTCCGAAAAGAAATACTTTTATACAGATGATACTAACGAATGGAATAAATTTATAGAGTTTTTCTGTGATACTTTTTTTGATAGGGAGTTAAATTTTGACACGTTTTTGGATTTTAAAATTGCATTTAGAAAGATGTTAAAAAAGTATCAGGATAGGGCTGTCAGATTTGTAACAGTTAAAGCTAATGAATTAAATCCACTAAACACTTATCATAGGGAAAGTGATTCAAATACTAATACAAATCATCAAATCGACAGGAACAGTAACAGCGTTGCCGAAAATTACAGTAACACTAAAAATCATAGTACCAGTCATAATAACAGTAGTAGTAAAGATTTTAATTTGCATAGTGATACACCCTCAAACTCTGTTAATATAGCTAATTTATTTGATACAGAAAGTAATTTTATCACGGACGCTAACAACAATCAGGGAACTAATACAAGTAATATGATTGACGATAGTACAGGAAATGCTAACAGCAATAGTAATATTACAGATACATCTAATGAAAACGGAACTAATAAATCGTTATACAATGAAGTGTCTAACGGATATGAGGGTAACGCAATAGAGCTGTTACACAAATATCTTGAATTGACTACTAATGTATTAAATATGTATATGGACTGGATAGAGAGCGAACATCTTTTTAGTTCAGTTCTTTATTAAAAGTGAGGTGATAATATGATGAATTTAACACTTTTTAAGAACTTTCCAATAAATGACTACGCAAATCAAGTTTATTACAAAACAGAAGCCGAGCAAAAAAATGCTTTTAATTCCTACAAAGATGTGATTAAAACTAATTTAGCAAGCTGTAACAAATCAGAAAAAACAATAAGATTAGATATTAATTACTATCATGGCAACAAGTATAATTATGGAATGATAGAAGAAGCAAATAAAACATACTTTATTTTTATTACAACTGTGGAATGGAAAAGCAATCTTACTACTTGTATATTACATTATGAATATGATTACTGGCAAACATACTGCCATAGAATTACTTTTCAAGATTCTTTTGTTGAGCGTGAACACGTTCCAGTTGATACCTACGGAGCATACATCATTGATGAGGGGTTACCGATTGATGAATATAAGATAAAAGAATCGGTCATATTAAATGGAGACGATAAGGGAATGTACTTTTGTTTAGCTTGTACAGATACTTCAGGAGTATTACAGACAGGGCATTCAGGTGGAACAGCAATATCAAACACTTGCCAGCCATCTAAATATGAATACAGCACTAGTATTATTTTTTCCGATGATTTGGAAGTGATGAACATGTTAATACGTTTGCTAACACTTAAAAATAAGTTAGATGGAGTTAGCGGATTGTATATGGTTCCCAAATCTGCAATCCCTGACAACATAAAGGAAACAGCCTACTTCGAGGACACAGGTGACCCTATAAATTATGTCGGTATAAATAAAAAACAAGCTGAAATGTTAAAGTATCAGGTTAACCGACCTACTAATATTGACGGATATACTCCTATAAATAATAAATGCTTTACCTATCCATATTGCTTTGCTAATTTTACAAACAATAACGGTAATTCAATGAAAGGACAGTTTGAACTTTCTAACGATAAAAGCAAAATTAACTTTTATTATTACTTCCCTTGTGTGGAAGCAAACACTAGCTTCGGTTACTTAAATGAATATGACGGAGTTGTAAAAAATCTTGATTACTCAATTCAGGGGCAAACTAACGTTGAACTTCCTTTTGTAACTAACAGCTTTGCAAGTTATATGGCGGCTAATCAAAACAGCATTTCAAATCAGTATTCAACTTTGGAGAATAACACTAAAATCGGATTTATAAAAAACTGGGCGGGATTCCTTGGTGGACTTGCGAGTGGAAACGTTGGCGGTGCTGTTAGTTCTGTTACAGATGCAGTTGATACTGGCATAAATTATTATAATCAAAAAAACGCTATGGATTCAGCGTTGAAAGACCAGGAGAGCAAGGCAGATGTTCCCCACGGAGCTTTTACAGGAGTTGCTAACATTACAGTCGGACAGATAGGATTTAAAGCACAAACGGTTACAATTACGGCTGAAAATTGTAAAATGATTGATGATTACTTTTCAATGTTCGGATATAAAATCAATCAAATAAAAGTTCCTAAATTTGACAGTCGACCTTACTGGAATTATATAAAAACAAGTGGCGTTAATTTAATCGGTAATATTCCGCAGGACGCTATGAATGTAATTAAACAGATGTTTGATAATGGAACAACTATTTGGCATTCGATTAATTATATGTATAAGTATAACGAGTATAAAGAAGCTAATCATAGATAGTGAGGTAATAATAATATGGCTAAAATATACAGGGATAAGTCAGGGAGCTACTACGGAAGTAGTAGCTATCTGACTGAAAAACAACAAAAATTTAATGGACAATGCGTTCTTAAATACTGTAAACAACTAAGTGATTTGGGGTGGAGCAATAATTCAATATGTGCCATACTTGGGAATATGTCAGCCGAATCAACTGTAAATCCTATGCTTAATGAGGTAGGGGGTTCAGGTTACGGATTAGTTCAATGGACGCCAAAAAGCAACCTACAAAAAAGAGCAAAAGCAATCGGGAGATATAATACTTATAGTACTATGTTCACACAGCTTTCTGTAATTGACTACGAAGCAAAAAACAATCTTCAATGGGTTAAAACAAATGACTACCCTATCACATTTATTGAATTTATTAAAAGCACAGAAAGCATACTTTATTTAACAGGGGCTTGGCTTAAAAATTATGAGCGACCAGCAGACCAGTCGCAAGCAAATATCTTAAAACGATATAACGGAGATAATGTAGGACATATAGGGAGTAAAGAATGGAATGATATTCTTGATTTTAATTTAGTTGATGACGATACAAGTATAAATGGATTTTTGAAATGGTGCGAAAATATAGCAAACGACAATAAATATTTATACAAAATCGGAGCAGGTCACGGAGTACCTTGGACTTATGACGGATATTATTTTGATTGCAGTAGTTTTGTTTCTTTTGGTCTGCATAATGGTGGGGGCTACGACTTAAGCACTCAATTTACTACAGCTAATCAAAAAGCTGAACTTGAAAACTTAGGATTTAAAGTAAAAAAATTTAAGTCTAAAGCTGACTTAATAAAAGGCGATATACTTTTTTATAATGCTGACGGAGAGGGTCACACGGAAGTTATTTTCGAAAGTAATTCATCAGGAGCTACTAAATTAGTTGGGGCTCACAACGACACATTACCACCTGCTGAACAAATCAGTATTCGAAGTTATTATGATGATAAATGGCAGTATTATGCGAGGGCTGATAGTGATAACCCCCCATTACCTGAACCAATCCCACCAATTCAGTTTAGATATAATCAACGTTTTTGTCCTTTTGTTTTTCCTCGAATGAGATAAAAAATACCCTGACTAAATATTTAGTCAGGGTAAACTTTTATAAAGTATACTTTAAATCTGTACATCCAACATCGTTAACGAACTGTTTCCAACATGCTGGAGTAATTAAAGTTGCAGGACAGCACTTTCCGTTTATATCGTAATGCCGAGCTATATATCTAATATTAGGACATTTACGCCTTATGTACTTGATTAATTTTTTAGTTCTTTTTATTTGCTTTCTATTATAAGGTTCTTTATAAGTTGACGAACAAAGTTCGATTGATACTGTATTCGTATTATTAAGAATATTATAATACTTTTTTCCACCGTCACCCATTACTCCACCGCCAACAGCGTTTGCAATGTATTTAAGTGGAAGCGAACGACCTGCATATCCTTTTTTGTCGGTAAAATAATGTGCCCCTGCATATCGTGTGTTTGACGTTGCAAAAAAATCAACTTCATTTTTTGCTGTGTCAAAACTACTAGCAGTCCAATGTATCACTATTCCTTTAATATCTGTTAATTTTCGTGTTCCGTCATAGCTGTTAGCCTTTGCTAATCTTTTATACATAATTTTTAACTCCTTTCTATTTTTTAGTAATCTATATACTTGCTTAATATTCTTATAAGTTTCTCCGCTGTATATCTGTTTTCGGCTGTACCCCTACTTGATACTGTTTTTTCAATATCTTCAATATCCGTTAGTAATGCATAGCCTGTTACGTTTTTATCTGCAATTCTCAAATTTTCCAACTTAATATTATACGCCGTCGGCTCTCTCAACTCTTTAATGATTGACTGTATAGGGTAGCTTAATTCTAGGGCTACCCTTGTAAATTCAATCCCAGTGTTAATATTAATATGTAGATTGTTGTCAATATCATATTTATTCATAT